ATGGATGAATATTCTGATGAAGAATACTCTGCGTATCTAGAGTACACTTCACTGAAAGATCAATGTGTAATAGAACCTACTACATTGTACATAAACAAAGACCATGAGTTTTTATCAGAGTGGGATTACTTTGCAAATGCTGATGGTTTAGAGGTAAAAATAATAGATGGAGAAACAACAATATGTTAGAAACTATATTTGGATTAGTAATGGTATATATTTTAATAGGGTTTTTTATAGATCCTTTTATAAAATAACACTTGACAAATTAGTAAAAATAGTGTATAAGTATAACAACAATAAGGAGGACAAATGTCTGACAATAAACTAACAAACATAAATCAAATGTCTAATGAGCAGATAATGCAAGCTATAGGACAAGACGATGGATCAAGCACAGGTAGTAATATACCTAGACTATCTATCAACAGAACACCAGAAGATGATGATGGTAATCAATTACCAGTAGGTCATTACTCTACCTATGATTCTAGTATAGGTCAAAGCGTTTTTGGAAAACCAGTTACCTTAAGACCTTTTATAAGTGCGATGCAATACATGCACTATGATGCAGAAAAAGGTGAGTATGTAAATAGATCTATTATATTTAAAAGTTGGAAAGAGGAAGCTATAGATATATTAGGTGGCACTAAATGTGGTAAGATTCCTTTTAAAGAAAGATCAAGTCTTACTCCAGAACAATTAGAACATCAAAGAACTATTAGATGCTATAAATTAGTGTATGGATTATTATCTTTTAAAGATGGTAAGACAGCACAAGGTGAGCCCCATGCTGTAGAAAATCTACCTGTATTATACAGAGTTACTGGCACAGCCTTTACCCCTGTAACATCTGCATTAGATCAATTAAAGAAAAGAAAAAAGCTAATGTTTAATTGTAATTTTTCTCTTGATACTAAGAGACAAAAGAAAGGTGGTAATGTATTCTATGTGCCAGAGATAGGTGTAAATGCAGACGCTAACTTACAATTATCTGACAATGATATGGAAACACTAAAGGTATTTCAAGAATCAATTGATATTGAAAATGCTGAAGTCATTGATGCTTACAATGGTGCAAAGACAAAGCAAACTCATGCGTCTGATAAAATAGATGCAGAGATTGTTGAGCACATAGATGATGCACCAGAAAAAGTATTGGCATCTTAACATTAACTAAACTACTAGATACTAAATGGAATTAAAAAATATAATTAAAAAAGAGTTTAGACATAGCTTTAGCTCTATAAATAAATTTAAGCATAACCCTAGTGAATGGTTAGTTCACTATGGGTTAGGGCTAAGAGTGTCTAGTAGTCCTGCAATGGTTAGAGGATCTCTTGCAGAATTTGGTGCTTACTATAAAATAAAAAGAGGAATGTCACAGAAAGATGATAAACATTTTGAAAAATTAATAACTCACAAATTTAAAAAAAATAACTTTTTTAATCCAGATAATGAGATAGATAATGCAATAGAGATAGCTAAAAAGTTTGAAGAGAAGTTATATGAAAGACAGTTAAGAAATATAATTAGTTATCAAAAAGAAAAAGTTGAAAAGATTGATGGTCTTAAATATCCAATAAGATTATTTACAGACTTTGAATATGATAATTTAATAGTTGATTTAAAATCAACATTAAGATTACCTACTAAACCTAAGGTAGATCACATAAGACAGCAAGCACTTTATTCTGTATTACATGATAAGCCTATATCTTTATTGTATGCTACACCTAAAAAATCATTTTGGTATGATCTTACAAAAGAAGATGTAGCTGACGGTTATGCAGAATTACTTAGAGATTTTAAATCATTAGAAAATTATATTGATATGTGTAATAATAGTATAGAGGATGCCATTAAGATAACACCTCTTAACACAGATCCTAGTCCTTTTTATTGGGATAACAATATTAAAAAAACAGCGATACAAGTATGGAAAACTATAAACAAATAGTAATACAAAATTATAGGCTTCCTTGTTGGGAGGAAATAGAGTCTAGTGGTGAGTAGTTTGAGGGGTCTATTCACCATTGACTCTTTTAATGTATACAATATGCATTTATATTTTATAGTATTTAAAAATAAAAAAGATAAAGAGTATAAATTATTTACTAATACTATCTTTGATAAAGAGAAAGAGGCAGAAGAGTTTGGTAAAAAAAGTATGAAGAGAGGTTACGAACACAAAGTATTAGATTATAATAGTGAAAACTACAATAGGTATTGGGATGAAAAAAAAAGATAAACTTAGTTTAATTAATGCTGTTAAGGTAATAATTAGTCCTTGGCAAAAAGGTTTTACATGTGGTATTATAATGGATAGTAAATCTAAAATGTCCACAGAACAATACGAATTATGCTCTACTATAGCTAGAGGCATGATAAAGATGGCAACTACTGATCCCCATTCAACGTTTCTATGGGGACTACGAGGATTTGCCGATGATAAAAAAAAGAACGAGAATAATCTAACAATTAGTTCTGTTGCAGAGTTTGATGATGAATCTAATGTTGTAGATTTTCTTGAATATTTAAAAATGAAACGAGATAAGGAGTTAAACTAATGGCAACGCATTTAGTTATAGGAGACCCTCATTGTACTCCAAAGGCAAGCAATGACAGATTTTTGTGGGCAGGTAAATTTGCACGAGATCTGAAACCAAATACCATAATATGCATGGGTGACTTTGCAAGTATGGATTCTCTATCTAGTTATGATAAAGGTAAAAAATCATTTGAAGGTAGAAGATATAAAAAAGATATTGACCATGCTCATGATGCATTGGCTAAATTTAACAAAGGTCTTAATGGAAGACGACCAAGAAAAATCATGTTACTTGGTAATCACGAAGATAGGATAGATAGGACAGTAGATGAGATACCAGAACTTGAAGGAACAATTAGCACAGACGATTTTAAATTTGAAAGTTTTGGTTGGGAGGTTTATGAATATCAAAAACCTGTGGTGGTTGATGGTGTGTACTACTGCCATAATTATCCTACTGGTGTCATGGGTAAGCCTATTAGTGGCGACAATGTTGCTCGTTCTTTATTAATAAAAAATAAAGTATCTTCTACTGTAGGTCACATACATACATTTGATTACGCTATGTGTGCCCTACCTTCTGGCAGAAAATTAATGGGATTATCTGCAGGATGTTACTTGCATCATAAGGAAAACTATGCTAAGAGTACCCAACAAATGTGGTGGAGTGGTCTTGTGGTTAAACGTAATGTAGATAAAGGAGAGTATGATCTTGAGATGATAGAGTATAATACAGTAAGGAGAAAGTATGGAAGATAAAACATATGAGAATGAGGTAGAAGCACCTAGTCCTATGGTTCAGATATCTTTAAGAGAATATGATAAGTTAAAAGATAATCAGAAATATATAACTGATAAAGATTTAATTGGTTGTATTGATAAGATAGAAGAACTTGTCCGTGCATTAAGAAAACATATCATTAGGACTGATGTATGATAGACAATGTAAACTCTCCATCGCACTATAAGCATGGTAAAAAAGAAACTATAGATGTTATCCGTGATTGTATGACTGAAGATGAATATCACGGATATCTAAAAGGTAATGTTTTGAAGTATGTTTCAAGATATAAATTTAAAGGGGAGCCATTACAGGATTTAGAAAAATCACAATGGTATTTAAACAGACTAATAAAGGAGGTCAAAGATGGGTCAAGTTAAACAGGCAATAATAGAAGTAGAAGATTTTGTAGTAGGTTGTTTAAAGGAAGGTAGAACTTTAAACCAAACTATTAGAGATGCTAGAGAATCTAAAGCAGCAAAAACTAATCCTTACTTAGATGATGGGGAATTAGTAGAAGATAAATACTACCAATTTAAAGGAGGGCAATAATGAGAGATGCGTTTATGGAAGCACTTAGAAAAAGATACGAAGCAGATATAAGTGTAGCTAAAGTTACTATTGAAATATATCTAAATAAATCTGTAGGTATAGGTGAGCACCCACAGTTTGTACATGAGATAGATAAACAATTAGAAACTATAGCATCTGCAGAAGATAAATTAAGAATGATTGAAAAGCATTATCCTAGTGATGATGATATACCATTTTAATAGGAGGATATATGGATAAAGAAGGACAACCAAAACAATACACAATTGATGCTAAACAATTACAAGATGTAATGAAATATTTAATGACTAGACCATATGGTGAGGTATATTCTATTATGAGTATGATATCTACATTAAAACCAATGGAGTTAAATGGAGGGGAGAATGTCGGAAAAAAATAATTTAGATAAGTATACTGGTATATTATTTGAATTAAAAATTGGTTTAAATAAAGACAATGCTATTGTGATTGATTACGGAGGTAAACCTGTAGGTAAAGTTAGAGAAGCATTAAAAGGATATCCATATCATGGTAATCTATGTGCTGCTGTAATTAATCATGCTAATGCTGTAGGGAGAAAATTACAAGATGATATTAAAATTCTTATACAAAAAGTTTAATAATATTATTACGCAAAAAAAAAGACACCCAGAGTAAATACTCTGTGTGTCTTGTTGTTGCCTGCTAGGGGGAGTCTTTATGGCTCCCCTTTTTTATTTTAAATTATTCATTTGTTGACCTAAAGGTTTAACTTTAGGAACCAACATTCTTTCTGTTTCTATTACTGGTTTAATTCTATCTGTATATACACTAGACAAAAAATCTGCATAATCTTTTCTTTCTGCATAAGGGCTCATACCTTTAAACATATTTTCTACTTTGTCTGCAGAATCTATAACATCTTTATATCTTTCATCTGTAGATATCAATTGCATAAAAGATCTTATACTACTTTTATTGTCTGGAAAACTTCTTAGTTTAGCACCACCTTGGGTAGTTAAAAACTCTTGATCTCCAGTTGCATGCATACCAAAATAGTTATTACCTTTCATAGCAGTAGGTGCACCTTTAAATTTAAAGTTGCCTGTTTCTGCAGCAGCTACAGTAGCTATAAAAGCAGTAGGTATTTTTCTTTCAATAGCATCCTCTGGATACTCTTGTCGTACTTCTTCTATTGCTTTCATAAAGTCTTTTGTATTTTTTATATCAGCCATAGCTATACCTATAAATAAAAATAGACTAACAATTCCAAGCCCTAAGCGATTTATTAATTCTAGAATTTGGATCATTAGCA